TGTCAAAGTCCGGACAGCATACAACCAGTCGCTTGTTGCCGCGTCGCTCTACGTTGACTATGTCTTCCTTGACACTGATGAGCGTCGCCGCATGGCCCAGAACCCCCACGAGTACCTTATTGAGCAGCTTCAGTTCACCGGTGATGAGTCGGTTGGTTCGTCTTCCAACAAAATCAAACTCAATTTCAACCACCCTTGCAAAGAATTAGTTTGGGTTGTACAGCCTGACGAGAACGTTGATTACTGCTCATCGCTTGAGTGCAATCAGCTTCTTTTCAAAACTATGGGTGCACAGCCTTTCAACTACACTGATGCTATTGACGCTCTACCCAACGCAATTCACGCCTTTGGTGGTCCTGAAGCGGTCGGTGGTACTGTCAATTCATTTGTTGATCCGTCTGGTCTTTTCCAGGATGCTGGTGCCATTGATGTTGAGACTCTTTCGAACTCGTGGTGGAATGCACCCAACGGTAGTAATGGTGTAAATATATCGCCTCAAGCTCAAAATACACCTGATACATACGCCCAGCCAAATTTTGGACCGACCCCCTTGTCTAACGATTATGAAAACTCTGGTGTCTCTGATGCAGGAACTTTCGTCCTCTCGGAGTCATCGATTGATCTTCATTGCTGGGGTGAGAACCCGGTTGTAACTGCCAAATTACAGCTTAACGGCCAGGATCGTTTCTCGGAGCGTGAAGGTACATACTTTGACCTTGTCCAGCCTTACCAGTTCCACACTCGCTCTCCCGACACCGGTATTAACGTTTACTCGTTTGCCCTTCGCCCTGAAGAGCACCAGCCTTCTGGAACATGCAACTTCTCGCGCATTGACAATGCTACTCTTCAGCTTGTCCTCTCGAACGCGTGCGTTGAAGGCACTAAAACCGCCAAAGTCCGTGTCTACGCTACAAACTACAACGTACTCCGCATTATGTCGGGTATGGGTGGATTAGCTTACTCGAATTAAGCGTTTTAATTTTAATAAAATAAAAAATATTCATATTATAAATAATATATTATGAATTATACAGGAAAACTAGTATATCTACATAAATAATAAAATAATATATCATATATATAAATGAAGTTAATCACAAAAATATGTTTTTGGATATTAATACTATTATTGGGGTGTTATGTTTTATTATGTATGAACGATTTAGAAGGATTTAAAGGTGGTAGAAGACGTGGTAGAAAAGGGCGCGGTGGAAGAGGTCATGGTAGAGGTAGAAGATGGCGCGGAGATGATGTCGGGTATGGATATGGTAGAAGAAGATATGGTATAAACTATTATCCAAATTATTATCCAAATTATTATCCAAATTATTATCCAAATTATTATGGTTATAATAATCGGTGGACTGATTATATATATAGAGCTCCAGTTGTATCATATTTTTATAATTATTGGAATGCATGTAAAAACGGATGTATTAATTTAGGTAATGGTGAGTGGGGGTGTCAATATCCTGGTAATGGACCAAATGATTGTACATTTGCAACAGACTGTTATGGTTGTGGTAATGTATATTAATAATTATATAATAAATAGATAATTATATAATAAATAGATAATTATATAATAAATATGAAGGTGGATATGGATAAACGAATGGAGATATTAAAACAATTATATAATAAACGTTTATATAAAAAAAATAATTATAGAAATGATATTAGAATGCAGATATTGAACCATATAAAAAATAATTATAACATATTTATATAATGGGAAAGTCTGAATTAATAATCATAACATTTGTGATTACTGCAATTTGGGATGTTATATTAAGGAAAATAGTTGAAAACTATAATTTGATGCCAAAATTTGTAAAAGAATATAAATTTTTATTATATTTAAAACCATATTTTGAAATGCATACATTATTATCGGCAGCATTAATAGCTGGATTTGTTGGAGCAATATCTCAATATATTATATTAAATTTATATAATTTTCCTACAAATTTAAATGATATACCAATATTTTTATTGATAACATTTATAATATCTTCTTTATTTGGTTTTATAATGAAATTTACAAAATTATTTCCACATTTAGATGCAACATATTATAAGAATTTAGGACATATAAATGGTGCTATACATGATGGCGTTTCTGGATTATTTGTTCAGATTACATTATTAGTTATGTATTTTGTAAAAAAACATTTTATTTAGTATTATTAATTTATAAATGGATGATAAATTAAATACTATTGAAAATGAAATAAAAGAATTAAAAAAAATAGTATTACTATTAACAGAAAAGATTGATAATATTAATAAAAATATTGATAATAATGTAGTAACTGAATGTAAAAAAATGGGAGAACATATTAATTTTGTTGATGGTGTATACAGCAATATTAAACGACCGATGTGGTATTTATGTAATAGAATAAATTATTGTATAGGTAGAAATTATATAAATAATTTAGATACAAAATTAATTGTGGAAAAGTGTAATGATAAATGATAATAAAAAATTATGTATAATAACTTAAAGAAATTTTACTATTTTATACAAAAATGCAGATTTTTGTTAAAACATTAACAGGAAAAACTATTACATTGGAAGTGGAACCAAATGATCAGATTGATGATATTAAATCAAAAATTCAAGATAAAGAAGGAATCCCACCAGATCAACAGAGACTAATTTTTGCAGGAAAACAACTAGAGGACGGTAGAACATTATCAGATTATAATATTCAAAAAGAATCAACCCTTCATCTAGTTCTTCGATTGCGTGGTGGATTATAAATTATTTAATATTTTTATATATTTAAAAAATTGATAAATATAAATATAAATATATAAAATTATAAACAAAAATGACACGAATTATTTCGATTGAAGGTAATATTGGGTCTGGTAAATCAACTTTGGTTAAACAATTACAAGATTATGATAAAAATATTAAATGTAATCTAAAAGTATGCTTTCTTCAAGAACCTGTAGATATTTGGAATACTATTACTGATGAAAATGGAAAAAACATTATAGAATGTTACTATGCCGATCAAAAATCATATGCTTTCTCATTTCAAATGATGGCTTATATTTCTAGAATCCATACTATTAAAGAAGCTTTAACAAAAGATTATGATATTATTATTACAGAAAGGTGTGTTCATACTGATAAAAATGTTTTTGCTAAAATGCTTTACGATGAAGGAAAAATTAATGATATCGAATATAAAATCTATGATCTATGGTTTAATGAGTTTTTAAAAGATCTCCCAGAGATTGAGATTATTTATTTAAAAACATCACCAGATATTGCATACGAAAGAGTAATTAAACGTAGTAGACCAGGCGAAACAATCCCACTAGAATATTTGGCTAACTGCAACAAATACCATAATAATTGGCTAAATAATTATGGTAATATTCATATTTTAGATGGTAATATTGATACTTCTGATATAGTTAACACATATTGGTGTGGTTTAATAAATATTATTTATTCAGTTGATAATGATGAACCAATGGAATTGGAAGAACACGATCCATATATTTTAACATTTGATGGTGCTTCCAGAGGAAATCCTGGACTATGTGGTACTGGGATTGTTATTTGGGATAAAGATAATAACATTGTATCTAAAGATAGTCAATATGTAAGTGTATCAAATACTAATAATTATGCAGAATATAAAGCTTTAGAAAATGGATTATTAAAATGTGTTAGTCTAAAAATAAAGGTATTAGAAGTAAAAGGAGATTCACAGTTAGTGATTAAACAGATAACTGGTGAATATAAAGTGTCTTCTAATAATTTGCTACCAATATATAAAAATATTATGCGCGTACTTAAAGAATTCGATAACGTAACATTTAAACATATTCCTCGGGAGGAAAATACAGAAGCTGATAGATTAGCTAATCATATCTTGGACAATCTATAAATATTTATCGGTGTATAATGTTAGTAAATAAATTAAATATGAAATACTATAAAAAAATATTATAATTCCAATATTTTTTTCATTAGAATAATGCAAATTGTAACTATTATTAGTATATAATAAAATAAAGCTCAAAGAATATGATATTAATAATGAAAAAAACTTATTAGATACAAATATTAATGGTAATACTAATATAGTTATTATAATAAATTCTGTAACAAATACTATTAGTGCGTTATTAATTATGCTATTTTTATCTTCAAGATTTTCATCATTATAGAATGTAGATATATCAGACAAACTATTAGAAATAAACAAAATAAACATTAATATTATTATATGTTTTTTATCATATTTAATATATACACCAATGGCCATAATATATGCTAATACTTGTAGATTTATTCCATGAGAAATAGAAAGATATTTATTATCATTTGTTAAAAAAGTCATATTTGTATTATATTAATATTATTATATTAGCGAATTAGTAATAAATTATTAATAATATCCACTGGTTTATAATTAAGAATATCTACATCTTTAGATGTAGTTGGAAAAATATCATCACCATAAATATCTTGCAATAGTAACCATTCAAATAATCCACCAATATAAATATAAACATTATTAAATCCCATACTTTCGATTTGTTTATACTTATGAAAAAGTTTATCACAATTAGTATTGGAACCATAAATAACGATTGATTTATGTCTAATAGATGAAAAATGATTATTGAATAATAAAATTTCGTCCTGCGCAGTAGTGGTCCCTTTTATAAGACATATTTGTTGTGATTCATTAAGTGTATTAATAATTATATAATTTTCATTATTAATAACAAATTGCATATCTTTAAAGCTTATTTTATTAATAGAGTTAGTATTACCCATTAATGTAATATAGTAAAAATATTTATATTATTTAATCTAAATAAATAATATAAATATTATAAAAAAAATTATTTCCCATATTATTATATATGCCAACGCCAAGAGATAAAAAGTTATACAATAAAACAAAGAAATATATATATAAAAAATATCCTAAACATAGTGCTTATAGAAGCGGTCATCTAGTTAAAAAATACAAAGAAGCTTATTCAAAAAAGTATGGAAAAAATAAGAATCCGTATATTGGAAAAAAAACAAAAAAGGTTGGTCTTAAAAGATGGTTTGCGGAAAAATGGAGAAATCAGAGAGGCAAGGTAGGATATAAATATAAAAACGATGTATATAGACCAACAAAAAGAATTACATCTAAAACCCCAAAAACTTTTTCTGAACTATCAAAAAAAAATATCACACGACGAAGAGGTGAAAAATATCGAACTGGTAGAGTAAAAAAATTTTAATAAAGTAGTTAATTAAATTCTACAGTAATTTCTACTTCTTCCCGTTTAATACTTTTAGATGCTGAAATAGATAATTCTTCTCTTTTTTTTCTAGTTTTTTGATTATTATTTTGAATATTTGTTGGTAGTGCTCGTCTAGATGTACTATTTCGTGAATTCATATCATTTTCAATAGATATATAATTATTATCGATGTAATCTATCACACCATTTTCTAATGCCCATTTAAAAAAATTCAGTTGCCCTATAGTTGTTTGTATTAAAGAAGTATCATTATACGGAATTGTTATTCTGTCCCATCGACAGAAAGGATCAAATCTACGTTTAGAATATGCTTTCAGTTTAAGTTTATAATCAATATATACTTTGAATCTGGAAGTCTCATCTCTATTATATACTGTATAATTTTTTTTAGCATAGTTAGTAGCAAACCAGTCAACAATTCTTAAAGATATTCTAGAGTTACCATTAATTATGCTTAACATTCTATCAAGATTTCCGTCTTTTTTATAAAATTCAAGTAATTTACCTAATAATAAATCGTTTTGAGTTGTATAATTCATTAATTATACAAGTCATAAGTTTTTAAATACTTATTTTACATAGAAGAATTTTTTGGAATTAAAAAATTTCTCTGGTCGTCCAAAACATCTAGATAATCTTTGGTTAAGAATGGATTTTTATATGTTAAAGACATTAAATCTCGACTATTCATTTTTTCATTATATTCATCTTTTTTATTAGTGACATTATATTCACTTTGAATTATATTATCAATAATTTTATTATCTGAATTAAGAATTGGTTTATCATTTTTATAAGACTTTTTTGCCTTTTCTCCATTACACCATTTAATCTCATCGATAACTTCTCTCTTCATTATTAAATATATATAATATATTTTTAATTATATATTAAATTGATACTAATTAAAAATATATTATTGATAATATGTAAATAAATAACATTGTATAATATTATTTATGAGAATAATATTTCCTTACATAACTATAATAACGAAAGTATATAGTATACCTATATTAATGACCATTGATAAAAATGAATATTATTCGGGAAGCAATTATATTTGTGATGATATAGAGGGAACATGTATAGCGAAAAGATATAATATCGATAAATATATAATTATTATTTCAACTGCTATATTAATAATTATATTACTAATAATTATTAACAGTAATAAAAAAATATTTTATAGAAAAAAACCCTATAGAATTCATGACAAGTGTGATTCTGATATATTGGATAATGTATTAAATAATGTATAAAAACTTTAAATATCTAGTTATATTTTTTTTATGTTAAGTTTTTTTGTAAATAAGAATGCGTTACTGTTTTTGCATCTTCTTTCTAAATTGCATTTCAAGCAACATATAATTACATTATCATTAGTATGTCCGATAGAGTTATCAATTCGGTCTAATGTCCATTGTAATGGGTCTCTAGATATTTTATATAAAAAATTCATGTTATTATTACAATAATAACATTTTAACTTTGATATAACTAACTTTTCAATTATATTATCTAGAGTTATTAAATGTACAATGTTAACTTTTTTAATTATATCTTGATTTTTGTAACTGTTTATTTTTTTGTTTATTTCTGAAATACATAATTTTTTTTCATCAAATAATATATCAGAGTACATCTTATTAATGAATTCAATTTGATTTTTATGAAGTAATAATTTTGGATCAATAATTTTATTATTGGATCTTTCTTTTTCTATTGGCATTTTGAAAAATATTTTTCTCTCTTCCATTATATAAATAACTATATAAAATGGGTTAAACTTTATATTATATATAATATATATATTATATAATGTCTGAAGAATGTCATGAATTAAAAAATATAAAATATAAAACCATGTTGATTAGCGGAAAAAATAAAGAGTTATCATCATCTATTAGTGAAGATATGAGTAATCTAGATATTTTTCTAGAAAACGAAAGTGCTAACAATAAAAAAGAAGTTTGGAATAAGTTAGATAAATCTATGAAAATAGACAAAATTAATTTATTTATTAAAACTTTAAAAACAAAACATAAATTAGATCAAGATGAAACATTACAATTAAAATCATATTTATATTCGACTATCGAAAAAAAAGGTCTCTCTAGAAATAAGGATATTGACTATGAAAAAGAAACTGGTAAAATTAAAAATATACCATTGCTACATTTTAATCCTGTAACAAGAAAATTTACTTTAAAAAAACATGAAAAACATGTTTCTACTGCAAAATGTCTAGGACCGAAAAAAAAATTATCTACTAGTCCTCGCTCAAGAAAAAAAATAGTTGTTGTAGAATAATTATATAATATATATTATAAAATTGACATAATAATATATATTATATATTATTATA